CTTATTACAATGCACTTGCAAGAGAAGACGCTACTTTAGCAGCTAACGCTCCTACTTATGCTCAAGACTTGTTAAATAAGAGAATTGCTAGTGGAACTAATCTGTTTACTCAAGCTGGTGCATTAGAGACGATGGCACAACAGCCATTAACACTTGGAGCTGGTCTAGGCGCTCAAGCTGCTACAGCAGGGTCAAGAGCAGGACTATATGGATTAACAGGCGGACAAGGAGCTGCTCAGACTCAACTATATGGTAATGTTGCTGGTGCGTCAGGTCAACTAGGACAAGCTCAAGGACTGCTTACTGGTGTAAGTCCTTATTTACAGCAAGCTGGTAACTATGTACTTAATAATTGGTTAGCATAAGGAATAATCATGGCAGATATGTTCGATAAAGAAGAGTTAAGTATTGTTGGTGGTTTGTTTCCTAATACCTTAGCTATTGCTGAAGCAGAAAAGCTAGGACAGCAAGAAGCTGCTTATAAGCGGTTTAGCGGTGCTGCTGGCACACAGAATCCTTTTGGTGGTCTTGCTGGTCTATCAGGAATGTTTGGCACTGCTGCAGGGCAGGAGTTGCGTGGTTTAGCTGGCGCACAAAGCCCAACAATGCAGTTAGTGTCTTTGCGTGACCAAGCTGCTAAACAGTTTGATACTAGCACTCCTGAAGGATTAGTACAGATGGCTCAGTTCTTAAATCAGCAAGGCGATGCCGCTGGCGCAAGACAGGCTATTATGGTGGCACAAGGTCAACAACAACGCATGGCGTCACTTACTAAAACAGGTGCAGAAACAATTCGTGCTTTGCGTGAAAAAGACCCTGAGATTATTAGGCTACAAAACACACGAGATGCTTTAGAACAACAATTTGGTCCTACAGACCGTCGAGTAGTTGAACTTAATAAGATTATTGAAGGCAAGTCTAAAGCAGGGCAAACAACAATTACTATGCCAGACACTCGTGGTAAAGCATTTGAAGCTGCTGACCCAGAGGCGTTAAAAGAAGTTCGCAAAGAAGCAAGAGCAGCCTCTGGTCAATTGAGTTTAATTACCCAAGCTCGTGAAAACTTACCGACTGCCGTTGTTGGTCAAGGATTACCTACAATTATTCGTGGTTTAAATACTCAGTTAGCTCCTTTAGGTATCAATACGGAACAGGTTGCTAATACTCGTAACTTAGAACAAGCCCTCAAGAGTATTATTGCACAAGGTATTAAACAGTACGGTGCTAACCCGTCTACAGTTGACTTGCAATTTGCCGTGTCTGCCGCTGCCGATATTAAAGACCCGATTCAGGCAATTAGCGCTACTTTAAATTATTTAGAGAAAAGAGCTAAAGGAAGTATTAACAAAGCAGATGCTGCTGAACAATACTTATTGCAAAAAGGAAATCTTGCTGGATTTGAAAGGCAATGGACTGAGTCACAGACTGTTTCTAAGCCAAAAACCCGTACTTTGAAATCTGGTCTTGTTGTAACAGAGGAATAATATGCCAACATACACCATTAATGGTCGTAAATTTACAAGTCAAGAACCTTTATCTGATTTAGATTTAGAAGAACTAGCAACATCGGCAGGTATAACTCCTCCTGCTGCTCCTCCATCAACAATGCAACAATTAGGTTCTGCTTTTGTTGAACAATTACCAGCTATTGGTGCAGTAGTGGCTCCGGTGGCAGCAACACTGGCAACAGGCGGTATTGGATTACCAGTCGCATTAGGAACTGCAGGTGCTGGTGCTGCTGCTGGTGAAACTTTAAAACAAATGATTCAGGGACAAGAACAGCCTAATATTCCTCGTATTGGTCAAGAAGCTGCTTTAGCAGTTGCCGGCGAAGGCTTTGGACAAGCATTAGTTCCTGCTATCCGAGGTGCTGTAGGATTAACAAAAGGAGTATTAGGACTACCTCAACAGACTGCAAGACAGTTAGCGACATTGGAAGAACGCCAAGCTGCTCAACAGTTGTTACAACAGCAAGGTGCTACTTTATCTGCTGGACAAGTAGGCGGTCCTGCTTCTCAATTATTTGAAGGAATGACTCGTGCGGGTTTAGGTGAAGGAGCTTTTGCTGCTAACCAAAAAGCAATCGGAACTGCATTACAGAATGAAAAGAATGCTATTGTAAACAGTATTGGAGATGCTAACTTAGATGCTGTCGAAGCTGGGAAGTTACTAACAACAACTTTAGATGAAGCAGGTACTGTCTTTTCTAATAAGATTTCACCTTTTTATGAAAGAGTATTAGATAAAAAAGGTAAGTCGGTAATGGTCGATACTGCTCCAGTTGCTACAGCTGCAAACAAAGTTGTAACCGAAGCAAAAGCATTGAGCGAATCAGGTAAAACAGCGATGGCATTAGACCCTGAAGATTTAGCACAATTAAATCGGTTTACAGACACAGCCGCAACCATGACTTTTAAACAGGCTCATGATTTCCGTTCAGGCTTATTACGACAAGCTCGTATTTTGGAAACCAAGTATGGACAAGGTACTCCTTTAGCTAAAACAATCAACGACGCAGTAGATACTATTAATAAACAAATGGATTCAGCAGCATTGGAAATGAACCCACAACTGCAGAAAGAATATCGTGCTGTGTCGGCTGAATATAAACGAGCAATGGGTACTCTATATGATGAAACTTTAGTTAAACTATTGCAAAAGAATCCAGAAAAGATTGGCGATGCTATTGGTCAATCGGGAAATATGACCGAAGCATTGAAAGTAAAGAAAGCATTAAGATTTGCAAAAGAACAAGGAATTAAAGGAACGGATGAAATATTTGATAATTTCTTGTCTGGTTATCTGCAGTCAACATTTAAATCAACTGGAGATGAAATTGGCTCATTTGCACGATTAGGTGATAAGTTAGCGTCTGACCCACGCTTTAACCGTACATTCTACACTGTATTGGCAGATAAGCCAGTTGTGAAGGAAAATATTAAGAACCTTATTAGTGCCGCTAAAATTGCTGAACGGGAGAATAAGCCCACAATATTAAGTGGTATCTTCGGTACTGGCGCTCAGGGGGCTATTGTAACTGGTGCTGGAGCTGCTGCACTGGGTACACCTGTTGATATTATTGCTCAGATTGCCGCTGCTCAAGCTGGCGGTGCGTCCATTTTAACTAATAAAGCCGTTACCAATACTCTTTTGCGTGCTGAAGAACTTGCACAGAAAGTAGGACAAACTAAAGCGTATGAATATTTGTCACAATCCAAAGTGATTCAGAGATTCTTAGGACAAGAAGCGGTGAGAACAACACCAATCTCCCAAGGACTACTTAACATACCAACAGCACCACGGCTGTTTACACAATAATTAAGAATATGATTCCATGTCCGACCAATTTGGGTTTATCGAAGGAGCAAAGTCTGTAACCAGTAGCATGGATGCCAGCCGTGAGGCTAGTAAGTCCATTACTAAGAGTATTGTCGATGTACAGAAGGACGCTGCAGCAGTAGCACAGCAAAAGGACCTAGAGCGTAAGAGACAAATACGAGAATCTCAGGTCTTTAAAGAGCAGTACTTCAAGAGAGCAATGATGGAATGGCAACGCCAAGAAACCATCCGTATCGAAGAAGCTAAAGTCAAAGCTGATTTCATTAAGAAGCATGGAGCTAAACGCTGGAGTGAAATCGAATCCATTAAACAAAAGATAGAGAAACAAGATAATGAACTTACGAGAGAGTTTAAACACGATTTGGCAAAGGTTCGTAGAGCAATGTTCATGTGCTATGCAGTGGCTGCGGTCATTGCTTGGTATCTAACTTGGGGGTATAAACAATAATGTTACCATTAATGGCACTATTCGATGTTGGGATGAAAGTCCTAGATAAATTCATTCCTGACCCTGAAGCTAAGGCTAAGGCTCAGAAAGAGTTGCTACAGATGCAACAAGAAGGTAAGTTAGCTGAGTTAAACGCTGACAATATCGAGGCTCAAGAACTCACAAAGCGTCAAGAAGCAGACATGGCTAGTGATAGCTGGTTGTCGAAGAACATACGACCTATGACGCTAGTCTTTATTCTTCTTGTCTATTCTACCTTTGCTACGATGTCCGCATGGGACATTGAAGTCAACAACAACTATGTTGAACTACTAGGTCAATGGGGAATGCTGATTATGTCCTTCTATTTTGGCGGACGCACGCTTGAGAAGATAATGGATATGAAGAAAGGTAAAGATGAACCTAAGCAATAACTTTACCCTAGAAGAATTAACCCACTCTGAAGTAGCAGAGCGTAAAAACCTAGATAATACCCCTAACGCCAGTGAGGTTGCTAATCTAACTCGTTTAGCAGCCTTGCTAGAGCAAGTTAGAACCCTCCTAAACAAGCCAATAATGATTAATTCTGGCTTTAGGTCTAAACCAGTCAATGACTCTGTCGGTAGCAAGGACACTAGCCAGCATAGGCTAGGTTGTGCTGCTGATATAAGAGTCCCCGGAATGACCCCTAAACAGGTCGTAGAGGCGTGTTTAGCTTCGGATATACCCTTTGACCAAATCATCGAAGAATTCGGCTCTTGGACGCATATAAGCGTTCCTAACGCTACTTCTGACAAGCCTCGTAGACAAGCCTTGATTATTGATAAGGCTGGCACTAGGAATTTTGTGTAACACAATGTCGTTAGTTGTTAACATTTATTGACACTTTGTAACAAAAAAGAACCCCGCCGAAGCGGGGCTATAAAGACACACTTAGGGGTTAAATCTCACAGCCTCCTGCAGTACAGCTCAAAGTCTGAGCGCCTTCAACATTATCGTCATACTCTTTAAAGTTCTCCCAGTCTACGGCATTGGGAACTAAGGCTTTTAACTTGTTGTAAGTCTCTTCATCACACTCTTCATAAGGTGCTTGTTTGTAAGTGCCACCATCCATCGGTAGGAAAGACACTCCAGTCACTTCATCGAAGTGCTTGAACACCCACGCACCGACATCCATCCATTCGTCTTCACGCACTGAAATGGTAACAGATGGCTTATGCTCACAGTAGTGTCGCTGGAACAGTAGCCACAGGCGTAAGTGCTGAATCGCTGTTAAATCCTCACGCAACAGACCACCCTCGTCTACCTTAACTGGAAAGCTAAAGACAGTAGTAGAGTCTGGTTTCAAATAGCAAGGCTCACCGACAAAGCCAGAGGAGAGCATAAACTGTGTTAATGGGTCTTTGTTATCAGCCCGAACACGCCGTATGTAATACTTGCTATGCTGAGGATGAATCCCAGAAGCAGTACTGCAAAGCTGAGAAACGGTTCCTTCTGGTTTGATAGCAGTAACCGCCACAGACTGATTAATACCAATAGCTGCAGCAAATTCAATATTAGTAGTAATGGCAACATCTCGTAGTCTCTCCAATCGTGCAGGTAAATCCTCGTCATCAGGATTGTTCAGTAATTTATTGTCACAGATACCAGTCATGGAGACACCCAATAGCGCCTCTTCCTTGGTGTTCTTTTCCCAAATCTTACGCAGATAAGGAAACTCTGTTAGCGATGCTTGGAATGTGCCAAGAATCGTTGCCAAGCGAATCTTATTCTCCAAGGTAGATACAGTATCGTAGCTACGAACAATACAACTGGAAAGATTACAAAACTGATAAGGACGAAGAATAATTTCGCTACAGGGATTAGTACCAAAAGCATAGGTTTCGTCTCTGCGACCATTTTTTGCTGCCTGTTTCTGAGATGCTTCACGATTGAATATTCCTCGCTCACCAGAGTGTGATTCATAAATACTTGTCCATTCACGCATAAACTGACCGATACTAGGTGTTTCGGCATAGGTGGCAGAGTTATTGGCTAAGGCTCGTTGTCCTTGACCATCCCACCAGTTACCTGCTTTAGCGTGTGCCATCTTGTCGTCGGACAAATCAGACAAGGAAATCATTGCACTGCGTCTGACTCCACCCACAACAACAACTTCCCCGATTTTGCACAGAATATCGTGACACTCAATGGACGACAAACGACGACCAACCGCCCCTCTAAACTTGGCAATAGTGAACTTAAAAAGTTCTTCCAAAGGTCCGGGTCCAGAAGCACGACCTCCGAATACTTTGAGTCTAGCTCCGGCAGGTCTAACTTTGGATAAGTCATACCTTGGAACTTCACCAGAATATAATAAAGCAATGAGCTGTCTAAGTGATTTAGCCCATCCTTCTTTAGAATCCGACACCACAATAGTAGTTTGACTAGCAAACAACTGCTCAGGGACTTCAGGTAGTTTAGAAACATATTGTTGCTCCACAGAGAAACCGACACCAGTGCCACAGAGAAGAATGTACATCGCTTCGTCAAAGGCTTTGGGGTCATCAATTGGTAAATATGAACAGTTAAAAGCGGCAACATTCTGACGCTCCAGTGCTGGTCCTGCTGTCATCACGGCTCTCATCGATGGAACCACTTCCAGATTAACAACAGCAGTTTCTAACTCTTTGCGTAATTCAGGTGATAAGGTATAATTCTGTTTTTTCTTTAAATGCTCCGTCATGAAATCAAAATATCGTGCTACAGTTTCACTCCAGTGTTCTCTGCGACCTTTATCGTCAAGATAGCGGCTGTATCGTGATTTAGCGATAAAGGTATTGTAGGGACTCATTGTGTATTGTGTCATTCTTATTTAACTTCCTGTTCTAGTTTATCGGCATATTCTTCAATCTTATCAGAAAACATTTGGACGATTTCTTCACTGCTAATATCCAGCAATTCTAGCAATGTGATTTCGTCCAATTCTTTAAGACGCTCTTTAATTTCGTGAAGCAGTAATGGCATCTTTCTCTTTCTGAATAAGGTACTCTAAGTAGTGTTTGGCTTTCTCTAGGTCTTCAACTCCATTCTTAAATTTATAGCGAAGGATGTATTTTACCACATTTCCAGCCCAGTAGTCAAGACCCCATTCTTCAATGATTTCCCAAGGCTGGTGAGCTTTCTTGTAGTGGCTACCGCCAACCTGCCTAGCAAGAACATCGCCGGGGTCTTCCATACCTGCTTCATAGGATGTCAACACTTCGTAACCATAGTGTGCTGGCATTGCAATTGGACTATCAGGCATAATATTTCACCTCCGCTGATTTTTTAATAGACTTTGTTCCTTGCGACCAAGTTCCGCAATCTCGACACTGATAGCGTTGATACGCTCCTGTAGTAGATATAGCACTGCCTCTTTTTTGCAGATTCGTCGAAGCACAATTCGGGCAATGGTGTCCATCCAAGAAGAGATTGTGATTAGGATGAGACTTAATCCAAGGAAGAAGAGTGCCGTACAACGACTCAAGTAAAACGACATCTTGTATATTATACTTTTCCATACGCTTCCAAGCATCTTTATCTCCGTTCATGCACTTGACCCACAACTCGTGTCCTTCGTGTTCGTGTTTCTTTCCTAATCCTAAGCGTTGTGCTACATAGTCCAGCTTGTTACTAGGAAACCTAAAATTGCTACGAACAACACGCAGTAGGTCAATTTGTTTATAAGGCGATGGTGGATTAAAACTATGTAATAAGAATTCCTTGTTAAGTGTAGGAATATCAAACTTAGTACCATTATAATGAACCACAGCATCTGCATCGTTAAGAAGGGCATGAATTCCTTTCAGCATTGTCTTTGGTCTTGATTGATGTACAGAATCAAACAGTACATCTTTCTGTCCTAGCCACTTAGCTGCGTAGCACAGGACATAAGAAGACTCCATCAACTGATTGATACTGACATTCTGTTGCCAAAGACCCCACACATGAGCTGTGTTAGGACTTGACTCAATATCTAGTAGTAGTATTTTCAAGACCATTCCTTGTCTTCATCATACTTCTCAAGGTCTAGTTCCTGTTGAGCATCAGGAATTTCAATACTATAATCTGCTGCTCGTGTTGAAAAGTATCCATGATTATTAACAAATCGCAATTTCTCTTTTACATCATAGCCATAAATACCACTTAGGAAGTCTGCAAAGTCAAGCATCACTGCAGTCCATTCTGTGTCTGACGAATGCGATACTGTCATTTCAACTGATTTCTCTTTTGGATAACCGTATTGGGCGCCGTCATCATCATACTCAGACTCATAGCTAAAACGATAAGTATTGGTTAAATCTTTCATTGTGTTTCCTTTCTATCTTGCCATCATGTTAAATAATACTTCTGCATCGATTACTGCTAAAGGTTTACTGCCATTCTGCTTAACAATCACAATCGGCTCATAATCACCGTGTGATTTTGCTTGTTCGTAATACTTATACACTGCCACCTTTGCTAACGACTTACATTCAATTGATGCTGGAATTTCATCTTTAGCAAACTGAGACATCACAATGTCTTCACCGTGACTCCCCATCGGACAACTGCGTAAATCTAGTTCGCTTAGTTGCGGATACCTTTTTAGTAACT